ACGCAGTTCGTCAGGCAAAGAGAAAGGCCAATATGACATACATGAAGGCGTATCAAAAAGCATGGAAAGAACACCGCGATCGATACCAACAAGACATGGAAAAGCTTGAATCAGAAAACATGGAATTAAGACGAAAGCTCGGTGAAGCAAAACGAGACATTGATGCTTACAAGCGACTTTTTAATGGTGAAAGCCATGCTTAGCCCATCCCAATCCCTTCAATACCAGAAAGAAAGCGTCGAGCGAGCTTTAACGTGCGCTAACTGCGGTCAGAAGCTGCATGTGCTGGAAGTTCACGTGTGTGAGCACTGCTGTGCAGAACTGATGAGCGATCCGAATAGCTCAATGTACGAGGAAGAATACGATGGCTAAACCAGCGAGAAGGAAATGCAAAATATGCAAGGAATGGTTTCACCCGGCATTCTCAAATCAGTGGTGGTGCTGCCCGGAACACGGAACTCAATTAGCACTCGAACGACGAAGTAAAGAACGCGAAAAAGCGGAAAAAGCAGCAGAGAAGAAACGACGACGAGAGGAGCAGAAACAGAAAGATAAACTTAAGATTCGAAAACTCGCCTTAAAGCCCCGCAGTTACTGGATTAAACAAGCCCAACAAGCTGTAAACGCCTTCATCAGAGAAAGAGACCGCGACTTACCATGTATCTCGTGCGGAACGCTCACGTCTGCTCAGTGGGATGCCGGACATTACCGGACAACTGCTGCGGCACCTCAACTCCGATTTGATGAACGCAATATTCACAAGCAATGCGTGGTGTGCAACCAGCACAAAAGCGGAAATCTCGTTCCGTATCGCGTCGAACTGATTAACCGCATAGGGCAGGAAGCAGTAGACGAAATCGAATCAAACCATAGCCGCCATCGCTGGACTATCGAAGAGTGCAAGGCGATCAAGGCAGAGTACCAACAGAAACTCAAAGACCTGCGAAATAGCAGAAGTGAGGCCGCATGACGTTCTCAGTAAAAACCATTCCAGACATGCTCGTTGAAGCATACGGAAACCAGACAGAAGTAGCACGCAGACTGAAATGTAGTCGCGGCACGGTAAGAAAATACGTTGATGATAAAGACGGGAAAATGCACGCCATCGTCAACGACGTTCTTATGGTTCATCGCGGATGGAGTGAAAGAGATGCGCTATTACGAAAGAATTGATGGCAGCAAATACCGAAATATTTGGGTAGTTGGCGATCTGCACGGATGCTACACGAACCTGATGAAAAAACTGGAGACGATAGGATTCGACACCAAAAAAGACCTGCTTATCTCGGTTGGCGATTTGGTCGATCGCGGTACAGAGAACGTCGAATGTCTGGAATTAATCACATTCCCCTGGTTCAGAGCTGTACGTGGAAACCATGAGCAAATGATGATTGATGGCTTATCAGAGCGTGGAAACGTCAATCACTGGCTGCTTAATGGCGGTGGCTGGTTCTTTAATCTCGATTACGACAAAGAAATTCTGGCTAAAGCTCTTGCCCATAAAGCAGGTGAACTTCCGTTAATCATCGAACTGGTGAGCAAAGATAAAAAATATGTCATCTGCCACGCCGATTATCCTTGTGACGAATACGAGTTTGGAAAGCCAGTTGATCATCAGCAGTTAATTTGGAACCGCGAACGAATCAGCAACTCACAAGACGGGATCGTGAAAGAAATCAAAGGAGCGGACATGTTCATCTTTGGTCATACGCCAGCAGTGAAACCACTCAAGTTTGCCAACCAGATGTATATCGATACCGGCGCAGTGTTCTGCGGAAACCTCACATTGATTCATGTACAGGGAGAAGGCGCATGAGACTCGAAAGCGTAGCTAAATTTCATTCGCCAAAAAGCCCGATGATGAGCGACTCACCACGGGCTACGGCTTCTGACTCTCTTTCCGGTACTGATGTGATGGCTGCTATGGGGATGGCGCAATCACAAGCCGGATTCGGAATGGCTGCATTCTGCGGTAAGCATGAACTCAGCCAGAACGACAAACAAAAGGCTATCAACTATCTGATGCAATTTGCACACAAGGTATCGGGGAAATACCGTGGCGTGGCAAAGCTTGAAGGAAATACTAAGGCAAAGGTACTGCAAGTGCTCGCAACATTCGCTTATGCGGATTATTGCCGTAGTGCCGCGACGCCGGGCGCAAGATGCAGAGATTGTCACGGTACAGGCCGTGCGGTTGATATAGCAAAAACAGAGCAGTGGGGGAGAGTTGTTGAGAAAGAGTGCGGAAGATGCAAAGGCGTCGGCTATTCAAGGATGCCAGCAAGTGCCGCATATCGCGCTGTAACGATGCTAATCCCAAACCTTACTCAACCCACCTGGTCACGCACTGTTAAGCCGCTGTATGACGCTCTGGTGGTGCAATGCCACAAGGAAGAGTCAATCGCAGACAACATTTTGAACGCGGTCACACGTTAGCAGCATGATTGCCACGGATGGCAACATATTAACGGCATGATATTGACTTATTGAATAAAGTTGGGTAAATTTGACCCAACGATGGGTTAATTCGCTCGTTGTGGTATTGAGATAAAAAGAGGCGGCGCTTACTACCGATTCCGCCCAGTTGGTCACTTCGACGTATCGTCTGGAACTCCAACCATCGCAGGCTGAGAGGTCTGCAAAATGCAATCCCGAAACAGTTCGCAGGTAATAGTTAGAGCCTGCATAACGGTTTCGGGATTTTTTATATCTGTGTAACAGGTAAGAGCATTCTCCCTTATGGGGCTTGGCTTAAATGCACCGAGTGCTCTTATCGTTGTGGCAGCACAACGATAGTTTTCGTCAGAGTTGGCGACTTTGCGGTTTTTTAGAAACTGACCACAAAGATAAATGCAAACGATGATGTTGTTCTGATGGCGGCGTAATAGCCTGTAAGTCAGCAAGGTCTTCCGACTCCTTGTAAACAAATTCGGCGCACTGGCCCGGTGTGATTAATAATGGGCACACAACAGGTAAGAGCATTAAAGAACTGGCAAAGAGCTTAACGGTCTGCGAAAGCATTTCTTAGTGGCACAACTGGCCGGTACAACTGAGTGCTCTTTCCGGTGTGGTGAATGCGCAGGCTGATGCGCGCAGGAGAGCTTCGGAAGAACAAGGTGCCTGTATACAAGCCGGAGATCAGCGCCGGCCACCACAGCCAAATCCACCCAGAGCAAAACCGTTGTTCATCCTTACCATTCACTCAGTATTTTGGGCTACACCATCAGCCCATTTTTTAAAGCGTACTTCCACCAAGAACCAGACCTAACCAACTCATTGCTGACACTCTGTGGATACGGTTGTCTAGTACGCTTTAAAAAAGAAAACCCAGCATCAATGGCTGGGCTTCGTGATATGAGCGGCATGTATTGTTGGCGCAATCCACGCCTGATTTGCTCATGAATGCGGTCACGAACAAACCCGTTACAAATCAACCGTAACCCGGATTTGTTCAAGCGACCATATCCATAATTCCTAATTTGAACAGATCCCCTTCTGGGGGTAAGACATGAAGATGCCAGAAAAACATGACCTGTTAGCCGCTATTCTCGCGGCAAAGGAACAAGGCATCGGGGCAATCCTTGCGTTTGCAATGGCGTACCTTCGCGGCAGATATAATGGCGGTGCGTTTACAAAAACAGTAATCGACGCAACGATGTGTGCCATTATCGCCTGGTTCATTCGTGACCTTCTCGACTTCGCCGGACTAAGTAGCAATCTCGCTTATATAACGAGCGTGTTCATCGGCTACATCGGTACTGACTCGATTGGTTCGCTTATCAAACGCTTCGCTGCTAAAAAAGCCGGAGTAGAAGATGGTGGAAATCAATAATCAACGCAAGGCGTTCCTCGATATGCTGGCGTGGTCAGAGGGAACAGATAATGGACGGCAGAAAACCAGAAATCATGGTTATGACGTCATTGTTGGCGGAGAGCTATTCACTGATTACTCCGATCATCCTCGCAAACTTGTCACGCTAAACCCAAAACTCAAATCAACAGCCGCCGGACGTTACCAGCTTCTTTCCCGTTGGTGGGATGCCTATCGTAAGCAGCTTGGCCTGAAAGACTTCTCTCCCAAAAGCCAGGACGCTGTTGCGCTGCAGCAGATTAAAGAGCGTGGCGCTTTGCCGATGATTGATCGCGGTGATATTCGTCAGGCAATCGACCGTTGCAGCAATATCTGGGCTTCACTGCCGGGCGCTGGTTATGGTCAGTTCGAGCATAAGGCTGACAGCCTGATTGCAAAATTCAAAGAAGCGGGCGGAACGGTCAGAGAGATTGAGGTATGAGCAGAGTCACCGCGATTATCTCCGCTCTGGTTATCTGCATCATCGTCTGCCTGTCATGGGCTGTTAATCATTACCGTGATAACGCCATGACCTACAAAGAGCAGCGCGATAAAGCCACATCCATCATCGCTGATATGCAGAAGCGTCAACGTGATGTAGCAGAACTCGACGCCAGATACACAAAGGAGCTTGCTGATGCTAACGCTACTATCGAAAGCCTTCGTGCTGATGTTTCTGCTGGTCGTAAGCGCCTGCAAGTCGCCGCCACCTGTGCAAAGTCAACGACCGGAGCCAGCAGCATGGGCGATGGAGAAAGCCCAAGACTTACAGCAGATGCTGAACTCAATTATTACCGTCTCCGAAGTGGAATCGACAGGATAACCGCGCAGGTTAACTACCTGCAGGAGTACATCAGGACTCAGTGCCTGAAATAATTTTTTTGCAAATCACAAAGTCCATTTAATGAGCCTCGCGATGCGGGGCTTTTTTTACATCTGAATTTCACAGCGCATCTCACGCGCATATTACATCACCCGAGCCTTTCAGAAAGTTGAGCCTGAGAACTGCCGTATATGGTGGCGACCATCTCGGGGCGGCTTTTCTGTGAGACAGGCTCACTTTCTAAAAGGTAAAGACGCTATGAATCATCAATTGGCTAATCTCGATTTCCGGGACATGGTGGTTGTTTCTGGTGATCGCGTGATCACAACCTCCCGCAAGGTAGCAGCTTACTTCGACAAGCAGCATCACCACATCATTCAGAAAATCGAAAAGCTAGACTGTTCGGATGAATTTCTAACCAGCAACTTTTCGCGGGTTACCTATGAACACAAGGGTAATCAGTATGTTGAATATGAAATTTCCAAAGACGGTGCGATGTACATCATCATGTCGTTTACCGGCAAAAAAGCTGCCGCCATCAAAGAGGCGTTTATCAAAGCATTTAATTGGATGCGTGACAGGCTGATGGAGATGGCTCACTCATACCAAAGAGAGCACAACGAGTTAATGCTGGAGTTCATGAAGGAAAAGGATGTTGCCAGTATGTCAGGACGCTTGCTGAACCGCTGGGGCAGGATCAAAAAACCGCAACTCATAGCAAGAATCAAAAGGCTTGAGCAGCAGGCGCAAATATCGATCCCCGGACTGCCAAAGTGACCATTCCAAAGCCCATCTACGGGTGGGCTTGATAATGAAACCGTGATTTACATCCCCACAATCCGGGTATGTAAAAGATAGTTCAGGCGAGAACAGATTTAACTAAATCTGTGCACCACCAGTTACGGCAGTACCGCGAAACAACCCAAGCCAGTAAGTGGGGAAATAACACTGGCAGCCACTGAAAGATGAACCTCCAGCCTTATGGCAAAAAAGATTCTTTGTGGTGGCGAACTGATGGAAAGACATCCTAATCAAGCAACCACTCTACAGGGTCATAATTATGAACGACCAGCAAATCGAAAAAGAAATCGTTGAGAAAGGCAAAACGGCACCGCGAGTTACGCCAGACCATATCGAAGGAATTATTGCTCAGGAGGCATATTTCACAGCAGAGGATGGTGCCTTTGGCAAAGCCATAAAAGCGAAACATACTGGCGGAGAGGTAAACTACCAGTCGCACGAATCACTTTCTCTGCTGACGTTCTGCGTCCTGGTGCTGCGCAACGGCTTCACCGTCACCGGAGAGAGTGCCTGTGCAAGTCAGGAAAATTTTGATGCAGAAATTGGTCGGAAGATTGCCCGGCAGAATGCTGTAAACAAAATCTGGATGCTCGAAGGTTACTTGCTGAAGCAGAAGCTAAGCGAACAGTAGTTATTACAAAAGCCATTCCTTACTGAGTGGCTTTGATAATGGCTTATACCCTACACGGGATAACTTAACTGATATCCCTTTTAACGGATAAACGGAGCCAACAATGGCAGAGATTATTCCCATGACTGAAGAACAGAAATTCCAGTTAGAGATTTACAAACTGGTCATGAACCAGAACGCAGCCGCGGAGGAAGCATTTCAGTTCATTGGCACTGACGAGCTGAAGCTTGAGCTATTCAAAATTCACTTCCAGTCAGGTGGCGCTAATTCAGATATCACGACCCGCACAATCGAAGCGGTGCGTAAATCGAAGGAAGCGTTAGACCTGTTCACTACCGGAGCGTAAACATGGCAACTCAAGGTTTCGACAACCCATCCAAATTCCGCGATGAATGGGATAAGCAAGCAGAAGGGAAATAATCAATATGGCGACTGAGAAAAAGAAAGGTGGTCGCCCCTCTGATTATATGCCGGAGGTGGCTAATGACATTTGCGCATTGCTTTCCTCCGGTGAGAGTCTGCGCAAAGTTTGCGAACGCCCAGGAATGCCGAGCAAAACATCAGTTTTTCGCTGGCTGGCTGAACATCAGGAGTTTCGTGACCAGTACGCGAAGGCAACAGAGACTCGGGCCGACTCTATTTTCGAAGAGATATTCGAAATTGCTGACGACGTAATCCCTGATGCCGCCGAGGTGGCAAAGGCAAGACTTCGCGTTGATACCCGCAAATGGGCGCTGGCCCGAATGAATCCCCGTAAGTATGGCGACAAGGTAACTAACGAGCTTGTCGGCAAAGACGGCGGCGCAATCCAGATTGAAACATCACCGATGAGCACTCTATTCGGAAAATGACCTCGATTAATCCTATCTTTGAACCGTTCATTGAGGCGCATCGCTACAAAGTCGCCAAAGGCGGTCGAGGTAGCGGTAAGTCATGGGCAATTGCGAGGCTTCTTGTTGAAGCGGCGCGTCGGCAGCCTGTGCGTATTCTTTGCGCTCGTGAGCTGCAAAACAGTATCAGCGATTCGGTAATCAGGTTGCTTGAAGACACCATCGAGCGTGAAGGGTATTCGGCTGAGTTTGAAATTCAGCGTTCAATGATTCGTCATCTCGGAACGAATGCTGAATTCATGTTCTACGGCATCAAAAACAACCCGACGAAGATTAAATCGCTCGAAGGCATTGATATCTGCTGGGTGGAAGAAGCGGAAGCGGTAACGAAGGAATCGTGGGATATCCTGATTCCAACCATCCGTAAGCCGTTCTCTGAAATATGGGTAAGTTTCAACCCGAAAAACATCCTCGACGATACCTATCAGCGATTCGTCGTAAATCCTCCCGATGATATTTGCCTGCTGACGGTGAACTACACCGACAACCCGCATTTTCCTGAAGTCCTCCGTCTGGAGATGGAAGAGTGTAAACGCAGAAATCCGACACTGTATCGTCACATCTGGCTTGGTGAGCCGGTAAGCGCAAGTGATATGGCAATCATCAAACGTGAATGGCTTGAAGCCGCAACCGATGCGCACACGAAACTCGGGTGGAAAGCGAAAGGTGCGGTTGTTTCTGCGCATGACCCATCAGATACAGGGCCAGATGCTAAAGGTTATGCATCGCGTCACGGTTCGGTAGTTAAGCGCATTGCCGAAGGTCTGCTGATGGACATCAACGAGGGTGCTGACTGGGCTACTTCGCTGGCGATTGAAGACGGCGCTGACCATTACCTGTGGGACGGTGATGGCGTCGGTGCGGGCCTACGCAGACAGACAACGGAAGCATTCTCCGGCAAGAAAATTACCGCCACGATGTTCAAGGGTAGCGAATCGCCATTCGATGAAGATGGGCCTTATCAGGCCGGAGCATGGGCTGATGAAGTCGTACAGGGCGACAACGTTCGCACTATTGGCGATGTATTCCGCAATAAGCGAGCGCAATTCTATTACGCGCTGGCTGACAGGCTGTATCTGACATATCGGGCGGTTGTCCACGGTGAGTATGCAGACCCCGACGACATGCTGAGCTTCGACAAAGAAGCGATAGGCGAGAAGATGCTGGAGAAGCTGTTTGCAGAACTGACGCAGATTCAGCGCAAATTCAATAATAACGGGAAGCTGGAGCTTATGACTAAGGTCGAAATGAAGCAGAAGCTCGGTATCCCATCTCCTAACCTGGCTGATGCGCTGATGATGTGTATGCATTGCCCGGCATTGGTCCGCGAAGAAACAGAAATATACGTTCCCTCATCCTCCGGTTGGTAAACATGGCAGAGACATTAGAGAAAAAACATGAGCGGATCATGCTCAGGTTTGATCGCGCCTATTCTCCACAGCAGGAAGTGCGCGAAAAGTGCATTGAAGCTACGAGGTTTGCTCGTGTCCCCGGAGGTCAATGGGAAGGAGCAACGGCGGCTGGAACTAAGCTTGATGAGCAGTTCGAGAAGTATCCTAAGTTTGAAATCAATAAGGTAGCAACTGAACTTAACCGCATCATTGCAGAATACCGCAATAACAGAATCACTGTTAAGTTTCGTCCTGGTGACAGAGAGGCAAGCGAAGAGTTAGCCAATAAATTAAATGGTCTGTTCCGTGCTGACTACGAAGAAACCGATGGCGGTGAGGCTTGCGATAATGCATTTGACGACGCTGCTACTGGTGGTTTCGGTTGCTTCCGTTTGACGTCGATGCTGGTCAATGAATACGACCCCATGGACGATCGTCAGCGTATTGCTATTGAACCAATATACGACCCGTCGCGCTCTGTGTGGTTTGACCCTGACGCTAAGAAGTACGACAAATCTGACGCGTTGTGGGCGTTCTGCATGTATTCGTTGTCACCTGAAAAATATGAGGCTGAATACAGAAAGAAACCTCCTGCTTCTCTGGATGTAACGTCTATGACCAGTTGGGAATATGACTGGTTTGATGAAGATGTTATTTACATAGCGAAGTATTACGAAGTTCGTAAAGAGTCTGTTGTCGTCATCAGTTATCGACATCCAATCACTGGAGAGATTGCAACATACGACAGTGATCAGGTTGAAGATATTGAAGATGAACTGGCAATAGCTGGATTTCAGGAAGTGGCAAGGCGCTCAGTGAAGCGCCGTCGTGTGTATGTATCCGTAGTGGATGGTGATGGTTTCCTTGAGAAACCTCGACGTATTCCTGGTGAGCATATCCCCCTCATCCCGGTTTATGGAAAACGCTGGTTCATTGATGACATTGAGCGTGTCGAAGGACATATTGCAAAAGCAATGGATCCACAGCGTTTGTATAACCTTCAGGTATCAATGCTGGCTGATACTGCAGCGCAAGACCCCGGTCAGATCCCTATAGTTGGCATGGAGCAAATTCGTGGACTTGAGAAGCACTGGGAGGCTCGCAACAAGAAACGCCCAGCGTTCTTGCCGTTGCGCGAAGTGAGAGATAAATCTGGCAACATTATCGCTGGAGCTACCCCGGCAGGATATACACAGCCTGCGGTTATGAATCAGGCATTGGCTGCATTACTACAGCAAACCAGTGCTGATATTCAGGAGGTTACAGGCGGCAGTCAGGCCATGCAGCAGATGCCAAGTAATATTGCTCAGGAAACGGTTAACAACTTGATGAACAGAGCAGATATGGCTTCGTTTATCTATCTGGACAATATGGCGAAAAGTCTTAAACGCGCTGGTGAAGTATGGCTGTCAATGGCGCGTGAAGTGTACGGTTCAGAGCGTGAAGTGCGCATCGTTAACGAAGATGGAAGTGATGATATCGCTGTCCTGAGCGCACAGGTTGTTGACAGGCAAACAGGGGCTGTTGTTGCGTTAAATGACCTTTCTGTCGGTCGATACGATGTGACGGTTGATGTTGGACCAAGCTACACAGCACGACGTGATGCAACGGTTTCTGTACTGACAAATGTCCTTAGCTCTATGCTTCCAACAGACCCAATGCGCCCGGCAATTCAGGGTATTATTCTGGACAATATCGATGGCGAAGGCCTTGATGACTTCAAAGAGTACAACCGAAACCAACTGCTGATATCTGGTATTGCAAAACCACGCAATGAGAAAGAGCAGCAGATTGTTCAACAGGCGCAAATGGCAGCACAAAGCCAGCCAAATCCTGAAATGGTTCTCGCTCAGGCGCAAATGGTAGCAGCGCAGGCAGAAGCGCAAAAAGCAACTAACGAAACTGCTCAAACTCAAATCAAAGCATTTACTGCCCAGCAGGATGCGATGGAGAGTCAGGCAAACACTGTCTATAAACTGGCTCAAGCCAGAAACATCGATGACAAAGCAGTGATGGAGGCAATACGCCTTCTGAAAGATGTCGCCGAGTCACAACAACAGCAATTCCAGTCACCACCACAGTCACCGGCAGACTTAATGCCGAGTTAACCAGGAGTAATCAATGGAAAACGAACTGATCATCGACGGTCAGGTTATTGACCTGTCTGAAACACAGGAAAATGCAGAAGAAACCATCATCCAAACAGAGTCACAGCCTGAGAATGAATGAGGTGTACT